ATAACTCACTTAATTCTTGTAACGTTGCTACATTGTGAGCGCCGATAGCCTGAATAAAACCTTCTCTTGTTGGTGAGTATTCTAAAACATCTGATATTCTTAGCGATATATTTTCAGCTGTTTCTGTAGTTAAGTATAAACCTCCCTGTAATATATGTCTTGTTGCTACATTTGAATTAGCAGCTGCAAGTTTTTGTATACCAACTAAAGCGTTTTTATCTGGTATACTACCATCTCTTGCTTCATTTAGTCCAGTTACATCTCTTATCATCTGTAGATAATAATTGTATGTACTTATTAAACTTTGTAATTTAGCGCTACCATTACCACTTGCTATTTCTTGTATAGGTACTTTACCTGGATTAGGATCACCCTCTTGTGTTAATGATCTACCGATTATACTACCAGTTTGAAAGAACATGTTTAGTGCTTCTTGTGGATTATAGTTTGTGCCATTACCCAAATCAACTTCAGCCAAACCATCAGCATCTAAAAATACACCATCTGGAACCATACGTGACATGACCTGTTGTAACTTTAAATGTGTCAACTGTATCATATCAGCAAAACCTGTTATACGTCTTACTAATGAATCAATTTTACCTTTATACATACGCGGCGCAACTATACTGTAATTCATTTTAACTTTAGTATAATTACTTTTAGGTCTTACCATGTTTTCACAAAGTTCCCATTTTAATAATTTTTTTGTACCTAGAACTAAAGCACCATCATATAAAACTTCTAAAGAGTTTGATAATTTTTCAAAAGGTACATCACCTACAGCTTCAAAAGTGTCATCTTTTTCTATAGCTTTTGCACCGCCTGAACCAGACTCTTTTAATTTAAACACCTCGTGGTTATATGTTTTATAATTAAAATATAAAACTTGAACTATATTGTTGTCTGTGTTGTTATTATCGTATGTAGTTCCGTATCTATTAGCAGCATAAGAATTTTGATGTGGCTGATCTTCTATTTCCATCAACTCTTCATTAGTTAAATGTGGAAACTGTTTTTTAAGTTCATTAATAGGTATGTTCTTTACTTCACCTACGTAATATATATCTTCAAAGTATGGTGATTCAGTGTAAGAATAAACCAAATTAGCTGGATCAACATAATCAATAGTTATACCTGATGACGTATCAAAGTTGTTTTTTACAGCCCCAATACCTAATACCGTTATATCGTAATATAATCTTTTTAATGTATTTTCATATTTGTTGCCTTTAAACAAAGTGTTTATAGCTTGCTCTTCAGCTATTTCTATACCTTGCTTATAAGTTAATTGCATGTGTAATTGAAGTTCTTCTTCTGATCCTGGTATTTTTTCTATATCATTTTCATATAAGTTAATACCAAAGTTAGCTTGTACGTTATCCATGAAGTCTTTTGTATTCATGTCACGCATTATAGATTCCATATATTCGGTTCTTGCTTGAACGCCATAAGGATCTTGTGAAAATGCTTTTATATCATATGTTCTTTCTGCTATACCATTAGTCACTATGTCTACGAACTTAGAGATGATAGGTACTGGTGTCCAGTCTAAGTTAAGATAAGATAAATCACCATTTATAGATAATTCATCTTTATATTTTTGTATTGATTGTTCTCCTCTAGCATATAGCCTTAGCTTATGATAGTCTCTTTGATTTAAATTAAATCTATTTGAGTTAAAGTCTTTTCCAAACCATTCATGCTCTATTGCTTTAGCAACTTTTAAACCATATTCGTAGCTAGCTTTTTCAGCATCACTTACTACTTGACTAGGAAAATAACCTTTTGTACTTTTTGCCATTTTTTACTTTATTATTTGTGATCTCGTTCCAGAGTTTTTATATTTTGCAAAATTAAAATTTACTTGCGCTTTAACAACTTCTGCATTAGGTTTATACAAATGCCTATTGCATGCCATAAGAGCAAGGCCTGAGCTAATAGTAGCATCAAACCTAGTACGCCTAGTAATGTCAAACTTCGCCCAATCATTTAATGTTCTGTTAAAATACATATTACCAAACGCACCGTCTGATCTTAAACCTACATGCTCTTGTATATAGGTTTCAATAGCTGCCGCGTGCGCTTGCTTAATGTCTTCACTTGTGTTTGGTATACCACCTATTTCTTTTTCTGTAACAGACAGTTTATTCCAAACTTTATCAGGTCTATTCATAGAATAACCTCTGTAGCCACGTCTTCTTAAATGATATAACAAACGTGGTTTATTATTTTCTGCTAATATTGGCATACCATAAAATACTAGCGCCATTAAAACATCTTCAAAAAACATCTCAGCTGTTTGCGGTCTAGCTATATATTCTAAGAAGAACTGATTAGGTGGTGCATCTTCCATGCTAAACTTAGTTAAACCATGTAAAGCACCGTTTGAACCTTGACCATCTACAGTACCTGATATATCATAACTATCACAACCAAAAGCACCCATGTGTTCATTAGCTGGATATTTTATTCCGTTTTTAATTATAACTTTATTTTGTAAATGACTTGGCGGCACCCAAGATATTTTAAATCTACCTTTTGGATCAGGATAAAATTGCACATTAGTGTCTTTTATACCATTTATCCACTGAAAATTACCAACAGAAGGTGTGTGGTTATTCTCTTCGTTATAATCTATTTGCTCGTATATTCTTGCTAAATTAAATATACTGTTTTTAGTTTCATCTCTAAACGCGTGTTCTTCAGTTCTAGGAAACTGACGATAAAACTCGTTTAATGCGTCTTGGTCGTTCTTAAGCCCTTCAGCTTCGTTTTGCCAGTGCTCTATAACGCCAGTATCAATAAGGTCATTGTGTGGACCGTAGACCTCATTATCTGGTGTGTCAAAAACAGGTAAGCCATACTCATCCATAAAACCTTCATAGTTCCACTCCATTGGAATAAAAAATGAATATAGCCCTGAAGCTGTCTGGCCATTTTTATTTCTTTTAGTTACATCAGAGTTATAGTATAGTTTCTTAAAATTATCACCTCCTTTGTCTAACGCGTTACACGTTGAACCCATCATACACTTACCTATAATTCTACTACCTAACCTTAGTGTCGTCTTTGTGACCCTCCAGTTGTTGAGGATGTTGTCTGGCCTTTCCCATTTCCCCGATTCATCGTGGACGAGGAGTTTGAGTTTTTCTCCATCGTACGAATTGTCTCCAGTGTTCTTCCAATCGATTGTGGTGTCCAACCCTGTGAGTTCTTCCTGTTGGTCACTGGAGGCGGTGGTAAGTTTACGCCTGGTAAGTTTAGATGCGGGTACTCTGTACGCCAGTTCCGTCTTGGGTCTATCCATTCCATCTTGAATTGGTTTGAAGAAGAAAGGATAATTGACCGAAATCGGGACAACTTTATCCGTGAACATCTTCTTCGCATCGGCACCAGATTTGGACAAAATCCCGAAGCGTGCGTCGGAAGATATTGTGGCAAGGTTAACTGTTTCCCCCGATGCCATAAAAGAAAAGCCTGAGCGTCTGTTCTTGAGATAGCACATTCCATAAGCTCTTTGGTCCGCTTTGCACGCTTCCCAAAAAATATAGAATAATCTATTGGCTTCTCTATAGTCAGGGTGTCCGACGTCAATCTTTGACCATTGGAGGTACATGTAATGAGTACCAGTAATATAAGTAGGCTTGCTTTTATTATAAAACCAGAAACCGTTTTCTCTTTTTGTAAACTCATCCTCTATGTAGTCAATATATTTATTTTTAAAATCATCAGGATAGTCTCTCCAATCAAATATAGATTTTATCCTGTTAAGCTCTTTTGGGTAAGGCGTTACCTCCCATTTATTACTTTCAAACTTGTGTATGTTCTTTGGTTGTTTAGGTAATGCTATTTGTAAATTCTGTATTTCTACTATATCACCTATCATACCTGTTTTAGATATAACAACAATATCATGCTCTTTGTTATATCCATACTTCCACTGTTTGCTTTTGTTTAACCTATTAACCGTAGTTAATTTAACTGGTTGAACAATTTTGTATAATGTTTGTTCGTACATTACTTAGATCTTTTTTCTGCAAAGCCGCTAAATGCTTGTGGTTTATCTTCTTTGACTTTACCATCTAGCATATTCTGCTCATCTTGTATTTTATTCAATATCTCAAACGCATCAAATATAGCTAACTTTTTTGTTGCTGCAGCATTTTTAAGTCTGTCAGCTGAAACGTCTTCTTCAGTATCTACAATTTCTTCTTTAGCAACCTTAATTAATTCATCAACAGCTTTATACCCAGCTTGGATTATATTCTTCTTCTTGTCCTTGATATTCATATTTAATTGTAATTGAAT